GGCTTCGGAAGCCTCGCTCAGAAGTTTTTTAGCTCGGCCTCCTTCATTTCGATCAGCTCACCGGCTTTCATGCAGGCAGCTGTCCAAAGCTCGGCTTCAGCTTTTATTTCCTCCGATCCGCCCAGCCAGCAATTGGTCATCACAGCCTCGCCCTGCTTCAATAGCTTGCCCATGTTCATTTCGAGGCTTTGGCCATCATCGGAACCTTTTTCGGTTGACATACGGAATGAAAGCTGGCTAAGGGCATAGCTCACGGTTGCACGGTCGGGTTTGCGCACATAAGCTATGTGGCCATCAACCACCACGCCATGTACCTTGCCATATTTAGCCTTCCATTTTTCAATTTGCTCAGTGGAAACTTCACCAATAAGTTTAATTACTTCTTTCATAATCTAAAAGGGATTAGTGGTGTCGTACTTGATTTTTTTTGTAAATACCGGAATAGTTATTTCCATGAATTTTGCTCCCTGTTCCATTGCTTTCTCAATCTCCATGAAATGACAATCCTCGCACACATCGGTAATGATCCTGCCGGGGCCATTTTTAGGGGTGTAGGAGTGTACCATTGTAAACTTGACCCTGTGTGGGTCTCTGCCGGGTGCAGCTGCAATAATTGCTTCCAATTCGTTTTGCAGCAGCTTTATTTCAGATGTATAGGTTTTGTTTCCATAACCCACATCAACAGCTTCGTCACCTTCGGCATAAATTGCCTCAATCTCGCGCGATGTTTTGTATTTAAAACCCCGAACGCCTGTAACAAAGCGACCACCCATATAAACTCTGTATTCTGACCAACTATAAGCCATATCTGTAAATTTTTAATTGTTACTACTCGTTTTTAAAGCCCAGAACCACACGGATATTACTCAGGTAGCCTTTTGGAATAATGTCCAGATAGATCTTCTGATCATTGCCCGAAACAATGTCAATAGAAGTGTCAATTGTTGCCGTAAAGCTCGAAATCTCTCCGGCCATTACGTTATTGATCTGATTTTCTATTTTCTGCTTCAGGTAAGCCGCAACAGCACGATTTAAGGTGCCATCCTCATTCACATCAACATCGTCATCAATCTCCTCTACATAGGTGTTGTAAGCGATTTTCAAGGCTTTGTCGATGGTTCGCACCCTGGCAATCAAATTAAGATCGTCAGTGGCTGCTGTGGCCGTAAAATCGCCATTAAAGAAGTATCCGCTCCTGTTTGGGAAATTTCGCAGGATAATAAAGCGTTTGCCGTGTATGGTTGCCAGATCTTCACGATCTGCCACAGCTTCGCCATCTGTCAAATAGCCATATTCAATGGGTAAGCTTCCGTTCTTAACGCGGCTAATCTTGCGTTGCACCGGCAGTGCGGCAATTTGTCCAAGCACCAAACCAACTGATGCACTTCCGTCATTTTTAGTACTGGCCAGCACAATAGCAGTGCGATACTTGTCTTCTGTTCCCAGGTCGCGCAGTTCATCTGCCGAGGTCATACCTCTTCCTTCAATAAGGATTACTGCAGGCATAATTTTAGCAAGAAAGTCCTCTGCTAATGCCTGTGCTTTTAGCATGGCTGTATATACTTCGCTATCCAGGCCGTCAACAGTTGTTTCAGCATCGGCTTGTGCCGATATTGCTAACACAGCGATTTCGCCCTGGGCAGCATTTAGCAATACCCTTGCAGCTGAGGTAGCAACTTCTACATCTACCATTTCGGATAGCTTAACAGTAGCTGCAACCATAATAATCCAGAGTTTTGCGCCTGTACCGGCGGTTGAGTAAAACTCTGAAATATGCCGGTAAGCAGAAGCATTGTCGCCCGTAGCTTCAATGCCTAGCTCTTTAGCTCCATCGGTACTGTAAATGGCATATGCTTTGCCCAACTCGAGTTTGTCAGCTACAGCTACACCGGTAAGCACAAGGCCGCATGTGTTGTCGTTTGTTACGGCAACGAGGCCGAGTCCGTTACGGACTAATTCAATTGTAACATTAGGTAGTGACATCTTTTAAAGATTAAAGGTTTGTACACTTTGTTTAACTTTCTTTTCATGCTCACTGGCATAGTCGCTGCGCGTGAACCAATACCCTTTCACGGGGCAACGGTATATCTCCTTAATGCCTAAATCCTGCATCAATTTTTCGGCTTCCTTTTCAAGCTCAGTTTTAGTTTCAGCTTCAGGAGCTTTTGTTTCGTCCGGAGCTTGGGTATTTTCAACTTCAGCTTCAGGAGCTTTTGTTTCGTCCGGAGCTTGGGTATTTTCAACTTCAGCTTCAGGAGCTTTTATTTCGTCCGGAGCTTGGGTATTTTCAACTTCAGCTTCAGGAGCTTTTGTTTCGTCCGGAGCTTGTGCGGTTTTTTGTTGTGTAGCCTGTTTTACTACAGGAACAGCAGTTTTCTTTTTTGCCATAACAGTATGATTAAGTTTATGATTACTAATACTCTGAACCCATGAATCTGGAACCATTGCCAGGACGTTGGTTCATTGATTACTTTTATGTCTTGTTGGCTTAAATGTTCTTTAAGCACTATGTTTTCACCTTTTAAATGAAATACCTCGGTGCGAAGGCTTTCGGTTAATATAGTCAGGCTGTCGCAGTTGGCTTTAAAAATAAATACGCTATCAATACGAGTTACAGTAGCTGTTGCGTTATCGCTACGTGATTGATACATTGCACCAGGCGGAAGTTTATCAAGCGCAGATTTGCTTAAATTCAACTGAGCCAGGGATGCCGGAACAAAGAAAGGGATAACATCACGCTCTGTGCGTTCTGAAATGCTATCGTTTTTTTCAACAATAGTATCCTGCTTGTGGTCAATCGTCCGCTCAGTTGTTTTACAACTCGACAAACTAATTATTATGAGAAATATGAAGCTCATCTTTGCTTTCATTTTTGATCTCCTCTTTAATTTGTTCTACAATAGTCTCCATATTATCAGGCGTTATCTTATCAAGCAGCTTCATAATTCGCGTGTTGATACGATTAAGCCTGTTCACTTCTTTTCGAAGCTTGTCAAGCTCATGAATTACTTCATCGTATTTATCAGACATTTGCTCGGCCATTTGTCGCCATATCTTAATTGCTGATTCAACATTTTGAATTTCATTTGTTTTGTATTCGCTAACAGCTAACTTAGCTTTAGCATCCGCTTCTGATCTGGCCGACTTCAAAGTAACCAGTGTTACGATAAATCCGGTACCAAACACCAGATTCAATACAAGCGATACAATTTCGAGTACATTCATGCCTTTTACTTTTTACGAATAATACAAATCTGCCTCGGCCTTACGGCGCAATACAAGGCCTCTCTGAACACGTCCGTCAGCATATTTCCACTTCATAAACTCGCTTCTGATAAGTGGGCTGTTGGGTGTTTTTTTTATGATCTTTAAAAGTGTGCTTGATTGTAAATTGCCTAATCCCAGGTTGTAAACAAATGATACGAGCGCATCAAATTGTCCTTGAGTAAGGCTAAGTTTTAAGCCGTTAATCATGCTTTCGCGCAACTTCACATCAGCAGCTAAAGCAATTTCGGCTTGTGCTATGGTTTTAATTTTGCTGTGCTGGTAAGCCTTTTCTTTGTTTGCCTGCCCTTTTATTTTGCGGCCAGCGGCATCCAGAACCAAAGCTCCATAACCTTCCGTCCAATATCCTGCCGGGCACATTTTAGGTTGTAAACCAATCCTGCTTAAGTCGCCATCGTGCAGGCTTTCGAAGTGTTTTATCAAGTCAAAACATTTTTTGGAAGCTTTCATTCAAATTTGTATTTAGGGTTTAAATCAGGGCTTGGTTTAGGTGTTGTGGCGTTATTCTGATCTTGAGCATCATCTACAACGGTAGTAAAATCAACCTGGAACATGATAAAACCTTTACCATATTGCGGTTTAAATTCGGTAGTACGGATCAATGGCGTACAATTTTCGATTGCCATATCCTGGAATGTCTCAAAGAGCGTATCAAAATGATCAAGCAGTTCGATGCTGTGGTCTTCATTTTCGGCTCCGGAAAAACTATCAGCATTATTGTTTACATACAGATAAAATGAAATAGTTCCGGCACCCTTTTGTGCATTATGCAGTTGATTAGTAAATGAAAAATTGCCAATTTCGACAAACAAGGCAGGCAGTGGAACCGGGTAGTTTTGACGTTGGTTATTCATCTGACCTTTTTGCAGATCGATAAACTTCAAGCTACCGAGTTCCAACTTAGCTTTGTCACGAATTGCCTTGTATATTACTGATCTTTTCATTTTTTTGTTTTAAACAAACCCAGGGGCTTGCGCCCCCGGGTTATCACTAACCATGCACACAAAAAAACTCTAAACCTTGCTTAAATATATCAGTCCGCTGTAGCGTTTAGCCGACATTTGGTGGTCAGCTTTAAAGCGATGTTGGAATCCGAACTCTTCGGCACGACCTTCGGTATTTTCCGACTTCACCTTGCGGAACATCTCAAACATACCATCAGCTCTGAACACTTCGCTGTTCAGGAAGAAAAATGCTGCCGGGACAATATCGCCTGTTATTACAGTGCCCTGAGCTGCTTTTTCAGATTCAACCAAATCATACCCAACATTGATAGCCTGAATTGACTTGTGAATCTTGATACCGTAATATTCAACCAGCTTAGGTTCAATTATCCCGGTATGAGGAGTTCGCTCAAGCTGCCCCTTCAAAATGCTGTTGTTATTCACTAAATCCCACCACATATCTGAAGGCAAAACAATGTTGCGACCTTTATCCGGAAACTGATAATTATCAGCTGCCCTGGCAAAGTTTACAACATCGTCAAGTGTAAGCATCTTAAAGCCATTGCGGGCATTTCCGGAGGAGCCAATTACTATTTTTTTGTTGCCAGCTGCATCTGCAGCAAAAGCATGAGCTGCATCTTCAACTTCCTGGCGAACAATAGCATCAGCCGACTTTCGTGTGTAGTATTGAACTTTATCGAACGGTAAGGCGTGCAGATAAATATTTCTTAACTTGTAATTCTGACTATCATAAACGTCCAGCGGAACTTCATGTGTTGTTTCTGTAGGTTCAACGTTATCAATGTCAGTTACCCTGTTTTTATACACTGCAGGATCCGCACCGGCTTCCGGGAAAACCAGCGTTTGTCCGTCTTTCACAAACGAACTCAAATCTTCTGCGTTGGTCAACCAGGTGTCAATGGCATTATACTCCTCCTTTAGAGAGGTAAGAAACACCATTTTTTGTGTGTCGAGCACTACCGGAGCTGCAGCTACCATCGCAACTGCATCATGCCCGGTAAGCACGCTGATGCCAACTATGGCCAGCATCATCATAAAACTAAAAAATCTTAAAACATTTTTCATTGTTAAATAATTAATTGTTACTACTTTGTTTACTAGCCTACCAGGCCACTCTTTTTTGTGCTCGACTCAAAGTCGGCAACAAGTTTTTTGTACCGATCCGGATCGTTTTTCTCCATGAGTTGAAGTGCCTCAGGGTCTTTTTTGAAATAATCGTAATAGCCCCATGATTTGCGCTCGTCATCGCTTTTTTGCTGACCGTTTGAATTCATACCCTGCACAAACGAATCAATGTCGCGAACGCCTTTTTTTGCTTCCAGCTGTGCTTTTGTGCCATCGAAATCCAGCTTGGCTGCATTTTCGTAGAATGGCACTTCCGAAGGCAAAATTGCATTGCGGCCCAGGTGAAGGGCTACAAGTGCTTTTGCCTTTGCTTCCGGTGTTTCATCAGCATTTTCATTTTGCGCGGCAGGTTTTTGACGAGCATCAAGCATTTTGCTCACGGTTTCGTAATCGTTAAAGGCCAGTGTCTTCAAGGATTCAATTTCTCCATCCTGAACCACACCCCTTTCTTTGTGTCTCATTACAATGTTTTCGGCATTTAAACGCCTTTGAGCATCCAAGTCCTTTTTTAGTTGCTCAACAGTTTGTTCATTTTTTTCCATCTGATTATTAGTTATTAAATGAAGTTTATACTCACTGCCTTCCGGCGTTGATAGCCTTATAGCATTTTTTTGTCCTGGTATGG